AACAAAAGCAACTCGGAAATGGTCAGCATTACCAGAGTTTGAGCTATTTGTTGTTAAGTCCCCAACACCATGAGCATGACTTTCATCAATATTGCCAATCACAACTCCGTAGTTCGTGCCGTTTCTAACTGAAGAATTTATTGTTACTCGATATGTACCTGTTCCAGTTCTTGAGACCGTTAAATTAGATTGATGATGGGGACTTGCATCGGCTCCATTAAAAGCAATAACACCCTTCACCTTTCCCGAATCTTGTAAACTTGCAACAGTAGTCCAAACTAAATTGCCTGATCCATCCGACTTTAAGATTTGATTACTTGAGCCTGAATTATTCGGCAAAATTAAATCATAGTTTGCAGCCGTATTACTATTAGCCTTAATACCAACATAATGAGAATGATCTGAATCGAATAAACGTAGAGAAAGACCTGTCCGAATATTTAAACCATTATCATTAAAATATGCCCTTTCGGCTCCTGAAGTTGCAATTGATAAATGATCGGTATTGGAGCGATACAATCCTAAATTTGTGTCTGAGGCAAAACTAATTGAGGGGGCCGAAGCCGATCCATTTGTTCCCCTTAATGGAAGTTTTGGTTCACTAGCCGTAGAAGTAAAAGTATGAGCATCGGTATTACCTGCTCTAATATCTAATTCATTTGTCGCTCCAAAATAAATTCCAGTATCCGTATCTGCTGAATTTCTAATCGGCAAAGATGTACTCGATCCAGCAGGGAAACCAATGTTTCCTGTAAAAGTCGGACTAGCTGCTGTGGCATGACCGAAGTTAGCTGCAATATTTCCAAGAGTTGTATAATTTCCAGCCGTTGTACCTGTTCCCGTTTTAATGCACAAAGTATCGGGTGTTGTACTTGTATTGACCCATAATTTTCCGATAGCCGAACCTGCGGCAGGAGGAGGTGTTGTTCCTGAAGCGGTTGAATGAAGATCATCTAAATTCCTGTTCAAGTCGGCTCGGACATCTGAGCCTGTCGAGTTAGGAATGGGATAATCGGAAGCAGGTACTTGTGCCATTAGTTAAAATTTCTTGCCGTAGCCAGTAGCCGTCCAAGAAAAAGCTCGCGCTTGTCTTTGGTTATTAGCATTGTATATCGAGATAGTAAAAGCAGTCGTACTCGAAGAAACAAGGGTATAATAATCGCCCGAAGTTGTAGCACTAAAATTAATTCCGATTGCGGGGGTAGCTGCAAATTTATTTGCAAAATTAAAAGTGACATCACCGGTCGACCAAGTGTTTCCACTCCCCGATTCAGTTCTTTTGCCCATCATCGGCTGTACTCTTAATTGGTCAACTGCAATTTGTTCTAAATTTCCACCTGTAGAAAACTCGGCTTTTAATTCATATTTCCGAGCACTAATTTGTGCATTGTTAAAAATTCGCCAACTTGACCAATCACTGCCCGAAGGACTAGCTAATTGAGTTGTTCTTACATAAAGTTTAATATCGGCATTAGCTGGTGCGTCTCCATCAACACTTGCAATCGCGTCCCAATCTGTCCATGTGTCAACCGTGTCGGCATAAGGGAAAAAAGCTCTTGCTCTTACAGTGCTGTCAAGCCGAATCGAATAAATATCTCCTAAATCAATCGGGTTGTTTTGAAATAGATAAGTTCCTGAAGTATGTAAAGTCGCGTTACCACCTGAACTACCACCGTCTGCTGCCAGCATTAACTCGGCTCCTGTTACTGTTAATTGTGTTTTTGAGCCCGGAAAATTAGTGTCTTCCTGTTGCAATGTAAGCATCTCCATGTCGGCTAACTCGGGCTCTGTAAATTCGATACCTGCATAACCAACACTTTCAATACCCGAAGCATCTACAAATTTCATCAAATAAGTTCCGGGTTTTAGAGTTGCATAAGCTTCTTTCGCCGTACCTGTTAAATCGCTATGAATGCTAGTAGAAGTCGCCCAAGTTACATTAGATAAAGCGGGTGAATGTCTCAGTCTGACTAATCCACCGACAGTTACATCAAGATCAGTTGATTGAGTCCAACTCAATCTTGCTAATCCGTTAGTCGGTATCATTGAAAAACCAGTGGGGTCATCAGGAGGAGCCGATTTTCCATCTAATAATTTTTCAAAAGTTGCAATTTGACTTCCTTTTCCGAGATAATTTAATGCTTGTACTTGTATATAAATCATTCCTTGTCTAACATTTTTCATCGTGGCCGCAGGAGTCGCCGTTGTTATAACTTGCCAATTATCGTTATCCATTCTCCATGAAATTTTATATTCGGTTACATTCTTTTTGTCATGCTGAAAATCAAAATCAAAACCGACAAAAACGCCTTGCCCTTCCGAATATAAGAACTGTTCTCCTCTCGGATTAGTTATTGGTGCTGGAGCTAAACCTAAATTACTAATATCGCGTAAAATAATATCTTCACCCTCATCAACCGCATCATAAATACTTGAATTATATTCCAATGCTGTAATGCTATATGCCGTTCTTTTAGGATTTTCAGAAACCGCTATTATTCTATATTGTTGAGATTGTATATCGGATGTTTGGATCAACCATAAAGCATCTGCATCGGGAGCTTCACTAAAGCTGCCCGAAATACTTATTGTTGTACCACTAATACCCGTAATTGTTTTAGTTTCTACTAATCCAGTCGGCATAATGACTGAAATAGTCGGACTAAGGCCCAAATTGACCGTTAAATTAGTTGAACTATCGGCAACAATTTGAGTAGTACTAGCTGAAGAAATCCGACCTGATCTTCTTGATCCTGCTCTTAATTCATCGGCAATGTCTACAACCATTCCCGGTCTTAATATCATTCCACTGTCAACAGAAACGGTAAAAGTACAAGTTTGAGTAAGAAGTTGTTCGGATTTTAAAAGCCATCTCCCCATCCGATGCGCCTGACCTTGTGAATAACAGCCGAGAGCTTTAACTTGTTTTTCTTGTAAACCGTATTTATCTATTGCTTCAGCATCTTCGACATATTCAAATTGAACTTCTCCGAGATTGTCATAAGACTGCCATGCAACTGCACAACTTGTATGCCGAGATTTTTGAGAACTACCTGCATAGTCAAAATTCCCATCAAGTACATTTGCATTGCCGATTAAATATTGACTATCTTGTGGCGAGTCTTGAAGCATTACAACCGAGCCAGCACCATAATAAGAAATTCCCCGAAATAGAGAAGTCATTGTCGTAATTACATTGAAGACTTCATCCCGACTATTAATAAGGAGATTGCAGAGCATACGCGGCTCCTGACCTCCTTTCATATCAGAAACTAACTCGTTACAATATTGACTAATTTTATAAAAATCCCACTTATCAAGTGTACTTTCAGGAAGACTCGCGCCGTATCTTGTAGAAATTAATAAATCGTACAAACACCATGCAGGATCAGCACACCAAGTAGCCGCACTAAATGATCCATCCCAAATACCGCTATAGGTTAATCGGCCAATTTGTGATTCACCAATTCCCGTTCCTGTTGATGTAATAACAGTTGCATTGCTCGGAATTTTGACTTTAATTCCACGGATTTTATATTTTCTAGTCGGAATATTAGAAAAAGAACGACTATCAAAGCGAAGATAGGCTAAAGCCGAGTTCGGATAACGAAATTTTTCATCAATAATATGTGTGAAACTATCCCAAAAAGTTTTAGAGGAATTTCGCGTGTTTGCATCATCTTTGCTAACTCGTGAAACTCTTATGTCGACTGGAAAAGAACCATTTAAAGGGAAAACATAATCTTTTTTATATGAACTACTTGATTTACCCGATATAGTGTCATTTTTAACTGTCGAATAACCACCTCCGTCATATTGAACTTCAATTCTTATTTGAACCGATTTACCGATAATATCTCCATCATCTTTGACTTCTCTCAATATCGGAATTTGAATTGTAACCCTAATTCGATCAATATTTGAATCAGTTATTGTTTTAGAAGTCGACCCATTAATTCTGCCTGTCTCGTCCCCAGATGTATTAGTCAATTCAGTCGGCAATCCAACTGCTGATCGTTGTTCGGCTTCTGTTGCTTTTAAATCAGGAATATGTGATTGAGTTTGTGTCCCTGTTCGGGTTGTAATTGAATAACTATCAAAATTGTCGACTCCAGCAGAATCTTTAACGGGAGTACCATCTAAGTAAATCGATTTCTCACCACCTGAACCGATAGCTCCAGTGTCAAGTCCTTGTATCGGCCCTTCGGACAACAGGTCTAAAACATTGGCATATTGAACCGATTGGAGAGAATCATCAGCTTCAGTCGGAGTACCACCTCCACCTCCCTTACTTCCACCACCACCAGCACCACGGATTTTAGTCATTTAAACCACCTGATCGACATCAAGCCCAGAACTAATAACCGAGCTTCCTACAAACAATCTGCCATAAGCAATCGGTATTGCAGTTCCAACTTGTGCAGTATTTACAACGCCACTAAAACTATAGTTTTGCAATTTGTTCGCCTCATTCATATCTAAGTCGGGAGGAGGAGGAGAAAGCATTGTGGCGACTCCACTCATAACTAAAGATAAACCGATCATTCCTAAAGCCTTTGAGCCCCAAGCTCCAGAGGCATAAATCGCTCCACCTGACAGACCTGCACCTGATCCACCGAAGAAAGCACCACCAGCAGCACCGAAGGAATAAAAAGAAAGACCTATTAATGCGGCTCCTAAAAGAATTTGTCCAAACCCTCTACCTGATCCTGTTAATACGGGAACAATTGCAAATTCATCTCGCTCGCTCCATGGCAGCAATAGATCTGTTATCTCGTCTTCATGTATTTGTGTTTTGCCGACTTTGACTTTATAGCCGACTCCATGTTGATGACTTTCGGCCATCCATTTCGTTAGGTTAGGGAAATTCGCACATAAGGCTTTTATTGCTTCGGCAGGAGTATTAACATCAAGCTCAAATCGGCTTTGATTTCCTAATTGTTTTTTTAATTCGCCATAGACTTTAACGACTTTCATGTTTCAAAATCTTTGCCGTGACTTTCTGATAATAGCCGCCATACAGATCACGAGATGATAATCGGCCCTGAACGTGATGTAATACCAAATTATTATCAATAAATATACCTGCATGATTCGGCACATCACTTTCCAATTGCATCAAAATTAAATCGCCATATTTTATTTCTTCAATCGGAACGGCCTTAAATCCTTCTTTTGCAAAATTATCAAGATACATATTTTCACCTTTTTCCCACCATTGATCTCGGCGATGATAATCTCTTAATTCCAAATTAAATTCTCTCTTATAAAAATCTCGGACTAAAGAATAACAATCAACAAGTCCATGAGAAAATTCTCTTCCGACATACGGCAATTCATAACCTATCGGCTTATATGTACCCCATAATTTCGTCTGAGGATTAACAATAAACCAAGGCAATCCCGATTTTTCGCAAGCAACTATATCGGCTGGACTTGGGGCATGATTTGTCTTTGGATGAGAATGTATTACGGCAATAATTTCTCCTCTTTCTTCGGCTTTTAAATAGTCATCTGGATCTAAAATAAAATGCTCGTCAGGTGTCTCGGCAATATTTTTACATTTAAAATATCGGTTTTTACCTTTAACGATATGAACTAAACCGACACTTTCTTTAGGGAAATCTTGTTCGGCATGAGCCAATGCTTCTTCTTTTATCTCATCCGTTAAATTCATGCTTGTCGGCCAGCCGAAGGGAAAGATCCATAAGGAAGATCGCCATTCTCACCAAATCTTTTTTTACAGGAACTAACCTTTTTGCCGCACCGATCATTAGCTAAAGACGACTCTGGATT